GATTTCTTTGAACAAGGAACTTATGAAACGTTAGATAATATAAGAAGGTTTGAAGGAGGAAAGTTAGAAGAATTAGCTGTAAATGAACCAGAACAAATTCACATATTGGGTTCTAAACAAGATATAGAAGGATTTAAGAATTTTGTTTCTGACCAAAATATTTTAAACACAGAAGATAAAGCAATTTCTTCTCCTGAGTTTACATTTAAAACAGAAGATGAGGCTTTAGATGCAATTCAAGGACTTGACTCTGAAACAGGAACCTTTACTAAAAAAGAAATTCCCAGTGGAACTGTAATCAGTATAAGTGGAAATCTTTTTACAGTTGTAAATGATCCTGACAAAGACATTGATCTTATTCCTGTACAAACTAGCTTTGAACCTCAACAACCTGCTGGCAGTACTAGTCAAAACGTAGTTTACATAGGTACCAATGGAATACCAGCTTTTAGAACTGTTGAAAACAAACTAGATTACGCAGCCTACCAAAAGTACGCAGCTGAAAACGACTACCTTTACCCACTACGTCAAGGTGGAGATTCACACTTTGGAAATCCGTTCTCTCATGATGGTAAAAACGGAACTATAAAAGTGGGTACTGTAGCAAACGCTGTAAAAGCTTTTAAAGACTGGGTAAATGGACAAACAGATTTTACAGATACAAATGGTGTAGAACATAAGAACGTTAAACCAATTCAACGGGCTTGGATTCAAAACGAAATTAAGTCTGGAAAGTGGCAAGGTAAAAAAATACTGTATTGGAAAGACTTGAAAGAACCTTCTCATGCACATGCTTTAGACGAGCTTATAAATGGGGAAGGTAAAGCTGCTACTTCCATAAGTGTTGGTCAATTCACTAACCACTCAGGGGGTGCTATCGGAGCTGATATGATGTGGGACACTATCGGAAAAGAGTTTGGGTTTACGTCTCACAAGCACTATTGGGCTAACAGCAAAACACCCGGCGGAAATGTTGAGTTGACAAACGAACAACTTGCTGAAGGAGTAGTACACGCTAAAGCTGCTGCTAAAGTTTTAGGTCGTCCTTGGAATGACAAATACGCAAACTTACTTGGACGAAATTGGTACCAAGTTAAAAATAGTACTCAAGTAGTTGCTGTAGCTCCTTTAATAGCTCCAGGAGAAAAAAACAGCAAAGGTTATGTATCTAAAGCAGCTCGTACAACAGTAGATGGTGGTACTGGGTATGCTGTTGAAATGGGTATAGCTAACGGGAAAGAAGTTGTAGTTTTTGACACTAAAACAAACCAATGGTTTAAATGGAACGGAACTACTTTTGAACAAACAGAAATTCCAACCTTACACGAAAATTTTGCAGGAATAGGGAGTCGCCAAGATAACGGTACTATGACGCCAGCTTCAGTACAAGCTATACGTGAAGTTTACCAAAAAACTAAACAGGCTTTAGAAAATGGAACGTATGGCAAAACAGAGACTGCACAAACTGTAATATCTGCAGGTGTACAAACTACTTTAAAACTACCTACACCGGCAGAAAAAACATTTAGATCTAACGTAACTGCTGAACATATCCAAGGTATTAAAAGTCAATTAAAGTCTTTAGTACAACAAGCAGTTGATAATCCTACCACAGAGTTTACAACTGAATTTGGAAATCCTAACTATCAATCTAAAATAGATGACAGAGGATTACGTCCAACAGATTATGCAGTATTAATGGATGAGATTCGTTTAGAAATGGAAGAATCTTTTCCTAAGAATATTAAATTTCATCCAGCTTTTGAGTTGGAAATGAATAACAGCCCTGTAAGATTAGCTAAAATATATGCAGATAGAGTAAACACTCTAATACGTGAAAGAGGAGAATTGTTTTATGATCAAAATAAACTTTTACAAGCTTTAGGAAGAATAGAGATAACTTTAGACACTAAGACATTTTCTCAAAAACACGGTCCAGGAACTCAACAAGACATAGCTAATACTATGGCTATGTACTTTTATACTTTGATGAATAAACAGCAAGGTATTTATAAACCTCAGATTGTTCCAATGATTCTTGGAGAGTTATTAAAAACTTTCAAATCAAAAGCATTAACCAGTGAATTATATGCAGACGTAGTAAAAACTTTTTCTTATAATTCTACTGAACCTAAACTTTCTTTTTTAGACATTTTCTTTACCCGGCTAAGTTACATGGGGTATAGAATAGATAGTACAAGTAAAGGTTTACTTAAAAACTATTTTAACGAAAAGAAAGATGATGTGAACTTTGTTTCAACAGAAGGAATTACATTAAATCTTTCAGACAGTACAAATTGGGAAGAAAGCTATGAAGACTTTTTAGGAGAAGTAATAGATGAAATAAACTTTGATGATACAAGAGGAGCATTAATTCAAAATTGGTGGGATTCCAACTTCGAAAAAAACTTTAAGGATAAAGCAACCTTTAGACTTAAAATGTTTATTGCAGGACAAAAAGCTGTAGAAAATTTTAGTGTACAAGTACTCCCATATAGTAGTGACATTCCTATGGCTCCGGATGCAATTGATATTACAGATTCTTTAGAAACTGCTACACTCAAACAACTAAAGGAGTGGAATAAAAAGAAAGTGTTTCATAGAAATAAAAACGTTGCACAAGTTGAAGAATCTTTACAAAGATTTAAAGGAAGGGTTCCTAAGTTAAATTCTTTAGGTTATCCAGAACCGGTCAACTTTGATTCAGTTTATGAAAAAACTTTGGGAGTACTTGCCAATAGTACTAACTTGAATACTTCTAAAATTATTAAAAAATTACGAGAATCTGGAGATGCTGATTTAATGTATTTAGCAGATAGAATTGATAGTACAAGTTCTAACTATGAATTGGCAAAACAAGAAGAACTTTTGCAGGAGTTTCAAAAGGTAATGGATTTACAATATGGAAGATTTCTTTTAGTTAGAGGAAGGCAGCGACGAGGGTCTAAAGAAAATAAAGGAAGTAATTGGACAGAAGTAAGAGTTATCAATTCTCAGAGATATCAACAACAACAAACAATCATTCGAAAATGGAAAGAGAATCAAGCTTTATCTGCAAGTGTTAAAACTTTACCAGGAGGAGAAAAGGTTTTAAATAAAGAACTTGCAGCAGTACACGATGAACTTATAACTTGGTTATCAGCTTTAAGTAAACCTGGTACTCCAGATTATGTAATAGGACTTACCCAGCTGTCTGCAGAAGCTAAGCAGTATATTCAAAAGCTAGGAATAGATCCTGTAAAGATTCAACTACAGGAAGCCAATAAAGTAGCTCCAAAAGACTTTCAAAGAACAGAATTAAAAAAGTTAATGAATTCAATGTTCCAAGACTATGGTATAGACTTTAGTCCGGAAGCATTGAATGATTTACTTGGGTACTACCCAACGTCAAAAGGATTTGTAGATATTATAAGTTCAATGGGTAAGAGTTCCAAATTTGATGGCAGCTTATTTACACAATTTGGAACTACTGTAAATGATCAACCTGGGGGAGTGTTTAAAGCATTTTTCTCTGCTTTCAAAAAAGTAAAAGAAAATGAAAATGATTTCGAAGACAGTGTATTAAGTCTTTTAGGGAATCCTTTAGATACTGAAAATACTTCTATGAATGTTTTTGCTAGTATTGAAGGAAGACATGCCCAAAATCTTTACAACAAAGTACACAGAAGTACTGAAGGTAAACAGATATTCGATTACGGACTTCCAACAACTCTCTCTAAACTGATGTTAGAGTTTCAAGGAATTGATGGAGATTTTGAGTTTAGAAACAATTTACTGAGTAGTGTATGGGGAAACAATCCCTATCTTCATTTACAAGGTGCTTCTAAAATAGAATTAGCCTCTTTAGATGGTTTAAATATTGGAGCATCTGATGGTATTGTTAGGCAAGATATGTCTGACCGAGAACAGGCTTTAACTGCCATATACTTGTATCAAAATCAAGGAAGAAACGTAGCTAATATGCTATCTTTAACCCATTCCGATAAACCAACTTCTCCCATATTTGCTAACGTTCCAAAATTGAATGATAAAGATGTTGTAGCCGGATTCAAAACAATGCTTCAAGCAGAGTTTAAAAGAATAGAAAGAGTTCAACATTTAATAAAAGAAAATGGAACTACCGGCAACTTTGCAATGGATAAAAATGGAACTTCTTTTATGTTCTTTACATTCTTGAACAAAGAAGAATTATCTGCCGGAGACAAAGCTTTATTGTACAATAATGATGATACTATTAAATCTTTGCTGACGTTAAAAACAGAAGGAACTTACGCAAGAGTAGAAGAGCTTTTGAATAAGTTTTTAAACTCCGAAGTAACCAAAACCTTGAACTATTGGAAAGAGTTAGAGTTAACTCCAGAATTAATGGACCACTCTTACGTTAAAAAGTTAAGAAAAGTAGTAAATGGTCGTCATGAAAATGTGCTTCAAAATGAAGTATTAGATGTAGCAGCAAGAGAATATAGTTTGAATACTTTACTTTGGAATATGTCCTCTGCTGTACTTTTCTTTGGGGATCCAGCTAATGCAGCTAATAAAGGAACAGTTGAAAAAACTTTAGCAGAGTATGCAAAAAGAACTGCAAAAGACATTGCACCTGGATATCAATTAGCTTTCAAAAGTCCTAAGTATACACAGCTTACAATTGCTGATGTAGACATGCTCTATGACTACATTGAAAAGAGTGGTGGAACTATTAAAGGTTCTGTAGCCACAGATGCTCAAGAAGTTATCACTGCTCAGGAAAAGTTAGATTTTATGTACGCTGAAGGAAAGATTAGTGCAGCAAAAAAGAAATCTATTGAAGAGACACTTCAAGCTGACAAAGATTTAGATTCGGAAGATGTAGAACTTATTATGGGTGCAGATAAACCTGTATACGCTGGACCAAGATTTGAAAATGGTCTAATACATTACGATTACATCAAAACTTCAGCTTACACACTGTTACCTCAGTTTACAAGAAATTTAGCAATAGATAATCTTAGGCTTCTTTTAGAAGGTAAGCTTGTTAAAGGATATAGTTCTCCAAGAGCAACGTTTACCTCTGGAAGTAAATTGGGAAATCAAACAAAGCTTGGAGTAACTTTGTTTACACCGGACAATCAATTTGTATTACCTTCTTTAGAAGATTTAAATAAAAATACTAGAACTCTTCAAAGAAAGTTTTTACGAGTTCAACAAGAAGTTCCAATTGATACAGAAAAGGATCAAATCAATTTAGTAACTCAAATGGACAAATTAATTGTAGAAGGTTTAAGTTTTTTACCTGAAACAACTAAGTTTAAAATAGGAGATACAGAAATGAGTCCAAAAGAAGTTCGAACTTTCAAAGAAAAGACTCGTACTTTAATGGGACAGTACAATTTAAAAAAGTTATATGAAAAATTAGGGGTAGTTGAAGGAGGTAAAATTCCTGCTCATAAAGTTATTAACTTTTTAATTGAAACTGCTCGACAAGGAGAATACAAACCTAATGAACTTGCTTTACTAGAATCTTTAGCTACAGAGTTTGTTACAGATGTAAATGGAGTACAAAAAGAAGTTTCTGTAAGCAGTATTCCAGTATTCTTTCAAGGGGCTTCTGTAAAACTGGAAAAGCTTTTATTGTCACAAGTTAAGAAAGTAGTACAATTTAAAGTTCCCGGAAAGTCTTATGTACAAGGCTCTTCCATTGGATTTGTACGAGATAACATAATGACTAAAAATAGTTTAACTGACGAACAAAAAAGAGGTATTATTTATGTACCTGGCTACTCTCCAGATGAACCTCTCAAACACATGAGAATTGAAGATGAAGGAGGAAAGAAAGTAGTTAAACCAGCCCAAGTGTTGATGCCTTTTCATTTCTTTATAAAAGGAGTTAAACAAAAAATTACAGATTACATCGTTGATGGAAAGTTAGATACAAGCAAATTACCGGCAGAATTTCTACAGGTTATTGGAGCACGTATCCCTAACCAAGGACACAGTTCTATGATGGCTATGGAAGTAGTAGGATTTCTTCCTGAAATGTTAGGAGATTTAATTATAGTTCCTTCAGCTATCACAGGTCAAATGGGATCTGACTTTGACGTAGATAAATTGTATGTATATAGGAGACCAATTCAAGATGAGAACGAGGAAGTAGATAGCTTGCAAAAAGATTATTTTAATATTCATTGGGGGATATTGACTCATCCTGAAATGTATAAAAGAATCATGAGTCCATTGGATAAAGATGATTTAACTCAAGCCAATAAACTTTATGCTAAACCTACTAAGGATTCTTCTAACTTTTTTTCAGCAGTTACACAATTAAAATTGTTTCAATCCGGTAAAGATGCCAAAGATTTAGTGGGAATGGCAGCTTTAGCTTCTACAGGGAACTCTAATTTTCAAAATAAATCTCTAAGATTAGGTACGTACATAGTTACTAAAGATTCTGTAGAAGAAATGCCGACACCAATTAAATTAAACGGTATAACATTTACACATATTTCAGGAAATGAGTCTTATGTAAACAAAGATACAGAGTACTCTAAAGGAGTTAATATCAATATAGATTTATCCGGAGCAGTAGATAACGCTAAAAATAGAAATCTTGATAACTTAAATATCAGTATAGCTACTTATCCTGTCTTTGATGCTTTAAATAATCTTGAAAATGAAAAAGGAGACTTATTGGATAAAAAATTTATGGTTGGCTTGTTAGTTCAAGACATCATAGAAGATTACACTAAGTTATTTAGAAAACAAAATGATTCTTTTAGTGAAGACTTTACACAGGATGTACATAACCAAGTTGTAAAAGAGTTGAAGTCTAAATACTTGAAAAAAGCAAAAGCTGACGGCCATAAAATAGATGAACAGGAAATCTTTGAAACAGAGATGGATCAAAATATGTTAGAAGCTTTATTCAACGACTCTCTTAACACCGGTGCAAAATCAAAGCTTTATTATGTTCGCCAGCTTGCTGTATTAGAAAACTTTAATGAGTTACATAAGTATGGTAAAAGGTTAGCAGAATTAAGAAAAACTTTTAACCAAGACACCAAAGGCCCAGGTCCAAATGTTATTTATGTACTTCAACAAGTAGAGAACAGAAATAACTTATTTAATCGAACAGGAAGTAAAGTATTTTTAGATGAAGATAGTTTATATGATGGTCAACAAAAAGAATTGTTTAGATTAGTAATTCCAACAGCTTTAGATTTAATGAGTAGTGTCTATCCCATAGAAACTATTAAAAATTTGATGAGTAGTATAGCTGCATTACAAGGAAAAGCTATGACAGACTTAGGGCTTAAATCTCAACAAAAGATTTTAAACTCTTTTAAAAGCGCTATTATTTCTAATTCTCCTTTAATTTTTGGTACAAATACAATAGATCCTACAATTGCTCATGGTCTTGCAACTGTTTCCAGATTTGAACTGTTATACGGTGCAAAAGGAAAAGAATCTTTAGGCAAAAGGCTAGTAAGGCTGCGAAAACTAAATCCTACAAACTCTTATTTACAAAGTTTAGAAGTAACTTTTGGATTACAGAGTACAGATGCAGATAAAATCAATTACCATTTCCAACCTTCTTCAAGATTATCGGATAATGATGTTGTTGCAGATTTTCAATCCTTGTTTACAAGTACAAATGAAGATTTAAGACAGTTGGGAGAAGACCTGGTTAGATACTCTTTACTTCTGTCTCCGCAAGCGGGACCTAACTCTTATGCAAATATTATCCCTGCAGGAATATTAACGAGTAGTGCACATGCAGTTTATCTTCGACAACAACTTAAAACTATGTTGGCTGAAGATTTCGAAATACCTCCAAATCTTATTACTCAGATAATTCAACATAATCCTTCTTTAGCTGTAGAAATTAAAACAGAGAAAATAAAAGAGATCAATAACCCTGTATTTGAAATTTCGGATAGAGACTACCCAGAAGTAATCTCCACTGAAAGAGGAAAAGCAAATATTTTAGAGTTACCTTCTAAAGATCTTCCTACGTTTTTACGTACAAGAAGCAAAATGGAAAACAAACCTATTTTGTACAAGCTAATGTTTGATAATGGGACTGTTGTTACATACGCTAGAATAGATACTCTGCAGGAAAACAAAGTATCTCAGTATGATTTAACTGTAAATGTAGCAAGATCTTTATTTCCAAATGAAAGAGCTGGTATAGCTTTAGGAGATTTAAGTATTAGTACTGCTCCGGATACAGAAGTAGATAGAATGATTCACAAGAATGCTTCTCCTGACAACAGTTTAAGCAGATGGAACAATGGAGTAGAAGAAACAAACGAAGAAGGATTGTTAAAAGTTCTTCAAAATTTATCTATAGATAGAAGTGTTCCCACGTATTTAAGAGTATTAGCAGAACAACTTTCAGAAAATACTAATAACATTAATAACCTGGCTACAGAAATCTTAGGAGTAACAACTCCCCTTCAGGTAAAATTTGGAGACAGATGGGCATTCAAAGTAAAAACAAATCAATTAATACTTGGAAAAACTTCTAGTATATCAAAAGGTGCTGAGTTGTTAGTACATGAAGTTCTTCACCAAAGAAACTCTGCATTATTGACATTACTTGGATGGAGAACTAAATCTGAACTTTTAAAAGTATACAAAGATGCTACCGGGGATAATTTTAGCTTAGAATCTTTTGAGAAGTTGTGGAATAATTATGTAGAGCAAACTACTAAATTTACATTAAACAACTTTGAAGCTTCTAAAAAAGCTTTAGCTTTAAATCGGTTAAGACAGCAAGCATTAAAAACTTTTGAACAACGTTTGGCAGCTTCCGGAGTAGATGTACAGAGGTTAAAAGAAGATGTTGAAAACGAAATCATAAGTACACCAAACCATTCTTTATACTACAGTATGAACTCCTTGTTTGAGTTTACGGTACAAACTCAAACTAATAAGGATTTGATGAAGTACTTGAATTCTGTAGAAAGTGGAATGTCTCAATCTTGGATAAAAAGTTTAACAGATGCTTTTCTGGAATTTCTTACAAGTGTACTTGATTTCTTAGGAGAAGATTTAAACTCTAACAGTCTTTTAAAAGAAGCTCTTGCCCTCTCTTACAGTTTAACTCAACCTTCAAATAGTACTTCTTTGATTTATGAAGGAAACGTTCTTGCAAAACAAACTTTTAAAATTGATACAGAGTTAGATGCAGCAATTGTATATTCTGTAGCTACAGATTTATACAAACAAAAAGCTACTTTAATTCAAGAAGATTTAAATTTTGTTATAGATATAGAAGATAAAGCTTTACCTAGAACAGATTATATAGACAACTTTTTAAGGCAGTTTAAATCCCAGATAGATATGCTGGGAAATAAACTGAACATGAATGTATCTTCAGAAGAAGACAGAATTAAAAAAGCTGAATTCCGTAAATTATACTTGGAAGCCTTAGAAGATTACGAAACAATTGAGAATAGTAATGAAGTTGCTAAAGTTTTAGAAGTTGGAGAAAATCAATTAGCCTGGGTAAATAAATTGATTACAAATCCACAAACTGTGGGTATGGCTCAACTTTCTGTAGCTTATAAAATTTTAAACACTTGGAAAAGTTTAAGTGAAATTTATAAGACTCCTTTTACTACTTTAACTCCTGAGCAAGAAGAGTTAAAAAAACGAACTGATTTGTTAGAGATTAAAGCTCAACAGCTATTTAACATTGCTGTTCAAAAAGGAATTAAAAGTGTAGCTAGTACTAGCAAAGAGGATGTAGGATTTTCAATATCTTTTGCAGAGTTATCTGATATGATTGAAGACCCAGGAATTATTCAAAAAAGTTTAATAGCTTTTGAAAGAGACGGGCAAAAAATTTCTCAGCTTATAACTACTTTCACTCAATATCATATTGAAAATAAGAAAGATGAGTATAGAAGTCTTATCAAAGATTTAAAAAGAGTTCAAAGTCTTTTAGTAAATCCTGGAGATAGTTTAAAATTAATTCAAGAAAGTAAAGATGGGGATGTTTGGGGACTTGTACAAAACTTATCTCCTGAGTGGTTTAAGTTTGTTTCTAGTACTAGAAAAAAGTTATCCAATACTTTTTATGCAATTAGAAAAAGTAATAAATCTATTCAAGAAAAATCATTGGATTATAAAAGAGCAATTCAAACGTTTTGGGATGAGGTAGAAAAACGAAGTACTGCACTTCCTATTGATAAACTCTTAGACAAAGAAACCGGAGAGTTGTTAACTACCCCAGAAGCTTTAGCACTTTTGCAACAGTTAAAAGATAATCACGGAGAAACCACCGTGACAGACTTATTGAATAAAGCTCAGGTATCTTATAAAAGATACACTGAACAACGAGATCTTAGATTTAAAGAATTTGAAATTGATCCTATGTTCAGAACTTCAGCAAGTGCTGAGGAGTTGAAACATTTTAATAGTATGTCTCCTGGAGATCAGTTACAATATCTTAAAAATTTAACTGCTAAAAGAAAGCGAGACTACGAGTTTCAATATTCTCCTATGGCATTCTTAAATACTGCTGACAGAAAAACAACTTTAGATAATTTTTATAACCGAAAAGTTGTAAATGTTTGGTTGCTGCCTAACAAAGTAGAAGATAACTTTGACTCTAAGTATGCAGATTTACATAAACCCGGAAATGAAAAACTTTTAGAAGCTTACAATATTTTAAACAAATGGAGTAAAACTTTAAGAGCGTACTTACCTTCTAATATAGAAAGTAGATTACATGACAATTTTTTACCTGTAGTTTTGTTAGAAGATTTAGCAGAAGTGACAGATTTTATGGATAATTTTAAAACCGGTACCATAAAACAAAAAATAGCTTCTAAGATAACTGTATCAGCTTGGGAAAAAGACAGACTTAAAAACAAGAAGATATCTTTGAAGTATGCTACTAACAGAGCACCTAAAGATCCAGACAATAAAATAGATTTACAAGCAATTAGTACTAACCTTCCAAGAATATTTGAAATGTTTGGAGATATGGTACTCCAGTACAAGCACATGTCTCCAGTACAAGAATATTTAGATGTTATTAAAACTCTTTTAAATGCTGAACACCTCAACAGATTAAACTCTGGTAAAAAAGGATTGAATAATCTGATAGAAATGTTAGAGTACTATGAAGATACTCAAGTTTTTAAAGTGGCAAAAGATATTCAAGGATTAAGTAAAACTCCTGTGTATGATATAAATCCTAGAGAAGATAAAAAGATTAAAGAAAAGCTAAAGAAGTTGAATAAAACTTTAGAAGAGAAGAAAAAACTTTTAAGCGAAATAGACTTGTTTGCTTTTGATATTGAAGATGAAGTGGAAAGAGAAACTGTTTCTCAAGAAAGAATGGTAGCAATGGATAAACTTATAGCAGAAATAAAAGAACTTGAAAAAGATATAGAAGCTATAAATAAAACAGCTCGTTACTATGCCAGCTCAAAAGTTGGAGACACTTTGATTGGAATTCAACAGTTAAAGTCTATGGCTTGGAATCCTTTTTCTGCAGTAGCCAACGTATCCTTTAACTTCTTAGCAGCTAAACTACATGCCAGAGGATTTAGAGCTGATAAAGATGGTTTTACCAAAGGAGATTTTACAATTGCTCAATTAATTACTGCTTATAAACTTATGAAAGGCAATATGACTTCAAGTGCTTTAAAACTGTTTGGAGCTACCGGGGGAGATATGGCTAAAAAAATTAGAAGTTTAGTAGAACGTGTTGGAGCAATTGAAGCTTTAATAGATACTAGATTTGGGGAGTCTAATTTAAAGGAAGAAAAATCTAACGCTAGAAAATTCTTAGACCCGTATGCAGCTCAAAAATCTGGAGACTGGTTAACTAAAGGAGCTGTTATTGTAGCAAGAGCTTTAAATACTCCTGTAAAAGTTATTATAGATGGAAACGAAACTACAATTTCTTTGTTTGAAGCATTAGACAATAATGCAAACTTTAACACTGAAAAGTATGGTGAAAATGATTGGAATAACTCAAAAACCTGGTCTGCCTGGAATTGGAAAACTAGAAAAATAATGTTGCTGATTTTTGGAAATCAGGATAGAGATATTCCATTGTATCTTAGAAAAGGAATTTTAGGAAGATTGGTAGGACAGTTCAGGTTAAGTTGGCTTCCTGAAGCTTTTAAAGTTCGCTGGGGAAATAAACTTCCTTATGATGAAATTTTGGAAAGAGAGTTAGAAGGAAGATATCGTACTATGGGAAGATTGCCTATGTTAGGAGTACCTTTACTTTTAAAACAAGCCTTGAGTGTTGTTACAGGAAATAATCCTTTTGAAGATCAGATGATTGAAGATATAGATGCTTCTGGAACTGTCATAGAAAGAAAGATGCGAGACTTCGAAATAGAAAACATGAGAAGGAATCTTGCAGGATTATCGTACAGTATGCTCATATTAGCTGTATACTATATGCTCAAAAGTGCTCTTCCGGATGAAGATGAAATGAAAAGAAGAAGGAGAAGAGGAGAATCTAGTTGGGGATTAAGAATGACAAGTAATATGTTATACCGATTACATCAGGATTTAAGTTTATACTCAGATCCAAGTCAATTTAACCAGTTGATCGGAAATCCTGTGCCAGCTTCAGCTGTTATTGTGGATGTACTTAAAGCCGGTAAAGCCTGGAAAAAGTTTATGTTAGAAGAAGACTATACCGGAGAACAACTCTTAAAAGCTCAGGCTAGAGCTATTCCGGTTGTAAACTTATACCCAAAAATAGAGTATTGGACTTCAAAGAATCTGGCATCTTCTCAAAGATAAAAACTATACAGAAACCAAAAACTCTTATAATTACCCTCATAAAATTATCTTTGTACAATGGCATTTGAACCCAAAATACAAGTATCAAGTATTCCTAAAACTTCGGACTCCTTCAAGTTGACCGATATTACAGGAAATGCTCCGACTGATGATACAGGCTATCAACAAGCCCCACAGTTACCGCAGTTAAATACTGAATGGTACAAACAAGTGTATGTTGGAAAATTTGGGACTATTCCTTCTCAGGTAATGTTTACTACTGATGGGGATGAGCAACTTGTAGAAGCAACTTTAAGTCACACGTTTGAAGATGGAGTTCACCTGGTTACAGCTTACTTTACCAAACAATTGACCGGTTTAAGTTATACTTTAAATGCCGGTAAAACTGTTTTAACAAAAACAAATGTAGATCAATGGGCAGACCCTTATGGAATATTCGAAGGAGTGTATGGCTTAATAAAATCAGCCGACGAAGATTTTTCTTTAGAAGACGTAGCTACAATAGCTAGTGTAACTAATACAACTATTACACTGAATGAAACCCTTACTGGAGCCTCAGCAGATGATGATTTATGGATTTTGTATAAAGTATCCAAGTATATACTTATAACAAATGAAGGAGAAGGTTCTTTAATATCAGATATAGGAGATATGGCTATCAGTGCCCTGGCTAACGGAGATGGATGCAGTAATGAAAAATCTCTTCAACTTTTATCCAGGTTAATGTTAAAGCATGCTGCTCAAATAGCTTTCTCTTGTGCAAACTATTCTAAAGCTCATAATGCAGCTGTTTTATTGGCATCTAAAAGCTCATCTGTAAATTGTACTACCTGTGGCAGTTAACTTGTACGATATCACTACTTTAAGCCCCTCTATTACTGAAGATGAGGTTTGTAAAACTATCTCTGGTATAAGAGCTGGTATTATGGAGGGAACTTTAGCCATGGCCTACAATGACTTGTACAAAACAATTCCCAATCCTTGTTTACCGAGCAACGCTTTAGGAGTGCACTGTTTATTGCTGTACTGGTATGCTTTGGAAAATTTCTCCTTTACTGAAAGTAATTTCTTAACTGAAGTTCAGCTTAATGCCATTTTGGTACTATCTGAACAAATCTCTAAAAAATGTTGTTGCAATGGCTAACTGTACTACTTGTGGAGGAACTGTAACTAATCCTTTTGATTTATCTCAAACATCGACAGATAGTTGTCAATGTAATGTTTATGGTTTAGTTCCAGAACAAAATGACAATACAAACGGTTGTTGTGTAGTATCAGTTAATGGAAAAACTGGAAAAGTAGTACTTACAATCAATGACATAGATTTAGGAGACAACGTATTTTACAGTAATACATTAGTTTATAATGCATTAAGTGGAATAGCTCCTGTTTCATTTAATCCTTTAAATGGGCAAATAAGTCACAGTAATTCAGGAGTTTCAGCAGGAACTTATGGAAATTCTTCGGAGTATCCTATTATAACTGTAAATGCTACAGGACATGTTACAGCAGTTACTATGCAGAGTATTTCAGCTTTTTCTTTAGGTGCAGATCTTACAGCTATTGAAGCATTATCTGGTACAGGAATAGCGGTTAGAAGTGCCAGTAATACCTGGGTATTAAGATCTTTAGCCGGTACATCAGGTAGAATAGCTGTTACAAATCCTGCAGGAGTAGCTGGAAATCCTACCTTTGATTTAGTAGCTACTGGTATAAGTGCCGGGACTTATGGCAATCTTGCGTCTTACCCTGTTTTAACAATAGATGCTTACGGAAGAATTACAGGAGCTTCTTCAAATCCTATACCTCCAGCAACTATTCCAGCACATACTCATACTGTAGGAGATTTGTCTAATGCTGCTGCATCTTGTGATACTCAAACTGTAGCAGAAGATGGAAAATGTTTAATTTGGGAAAATCCTAATTGGGTACCATCAAACAATAAGTACGTTTATGAGTTTGAAACTTTTACTCCTACAACAAACATTTTTATTTGTACAGGTAATGCAGATATAGATACAGATGAAATGGAAGATCCAATCAACAAATTACAACGTTGGAAGGATCATAACGATAAGGCTATGGTACACTGTGATGTAGCTTTATACGTAGCTTATAGTACTATATCCGGAGATGTTGGAACCAGTGGCTCTACAAAAAGTTTAATAGAAAAATTTGTTGGTACTGTCCCAAGTGGATTTGAACCTATTCATACTGTTAACCTACCATGTAATGCAGTATTCTCAGGCACCAGATACTGGAATACCGGACATACAGTTCAATTTGCAGCTTACTGTTTGATGTACAATCTAGGAGTTACAATTTTACCTAACGGTAATGTGTACTTAAATTTCTCGCACCACTCAACAGATGCTAGATTTCCTACGCTTTCTGCTGCAGATACAATTATTTGCCATATACTAGGATCTTATCCTACTAAAACAATTATACTTCCATGATAAAATATTTTTTACAAATTCACATTCCTTACCTCAAAGAAAATATGGAAACTATTACAGCTTTCTCCTCTGGGAGTATTTTAACTTTAGGCTATTGGCTAGCAATAGATCCTACTGCTATAATGGGTAAAATCATTATGAGTGCAGTTCTAGGACTTGCCGGGGGATTTGGGGGATTACTTGCAAAAGCAATCTGTAATAAAGTAACAAGATATTTTAAAAACAGAAATAAAAAATCTTAGTGGATTCTTTAACTACTATAGCGGAGGGATGGATTAATTTTGTAAAAGCAGATCATCAAACTAAACAAATGATGAGGGAAAGACTTAAAATCTGTAATTCTTGCCCTTATAGACAAGAAATAACTCCTGCCGGTCAAGTACTGCTAAAGCTAATTCACTCTTCAGCTAATCTGTTTAAATGTTCTAAGTGTAAATGTCCTTTAAGCGCAGCTACAGCAGCACCTTCTAAAACATGCCCTATAGGAAAATGGAAAGAATTTGGAAATTCAAATAACTATTATTAATTTTATACTATGTCAGTACTTACCGTAAAAGCTCCTTTCATTATATATGAACCAGATGCGTCAGAGCCTGGAGTAGGAAATCCTCTTTTAGTTGAAACTTTGAGAGTACAAAAAATTCATTATTCTAAAATCTCTGAAGGAAACAATACTCTTGTATGTACTTCTGCAGATAAGATTAAAGAAATTCCTCTCATAACTATTGATCAAATTATAAACAGTTCTGGAGCTACTTTGATTGAACATGAAGTAGATACGGGTGCTGAAGATGCAGTACAAAAATCTATTGCTGTCAATATTAACACTGAATTCCAATAATTATGCAAGTCAATACCAGGATTCAAGTATACAAAGTAAACGATGAAGTTTTCTTTGGTTTGTGGCCTAAAGATCCTGATGGATATAACCCACTATCTTTTAAACTTCATAGACTTTTTGGGCATCATTGTACTACAGCTACTCAAGGAGGGTATACTTATGCAATGTTACATTTGGTAGTAGAAAATAACCAAGAAGTACACGTACCCCTCTATATTGTACAATCTTTGAATGGAGTAAGTATTGATTGGCAAAATGTTGAAGACCCTTTAGATTCTTCTTTAGATACTGATGGTACCATTCAAGCTTCAATTGTAAATTCAATCAATAACATCATTAAAGCATAACTATGTACAAGCTAAATAAAGCCTCTGAAAATCTTATCAAAAGTTTCGAAAGCTTACACGATGGCGATCTCTCTGTAGTAGGATTGCAGCCTAAATTAGACCCGGTAGGTATCTGGACAGAGGGATATGGAAGAGCCATGACAGATCCAATAACTAAGGGACATTTACAAGGTGCACATAACAAGAAAAGAGCTTACGCTTTAGCTTCTATTAAGACAGAAGCAGAAGCTATAAAAGCTTTAGAAAAAGATGCTTATTTTAAAGGATACCTTCCAGCAGCTGGCATTTTAGGTCCAAGCATGGACAAACTGAATGACAATCAAAAAGGAGCTTTAGTTTCTTTTGTTTACAACTGTGGAACAGGGTCTCCCAGGTATAAAATTTTTGCAAACATTAAAGCCTGGCAAAATGGAAAAATGTCAAAAGAAGCACTCATAAAGTATTGGGAAAGTTCTGTAATACGAGGAACAATCAACAAGAAAAAAGTAATTCTTCAAGGATTGGTTCGAAGAAGAAAAGCAGAAGCGGAATTATTCTTCAAGCCTTAAAGAAAAAAGACCTCCCAGCTGTTAACTGGGAGGTTTAATTTTATACAATTAAAAATTGTTCTTTTGCCGGAGGTTCCATTAACTCTGAATCTGGAGACAGGTAGATATCTAAAGCTTCTTCTAAATATTCTTTTAAATAAGGAGATTTATCTAAAGCAAGTAACCTGTAATCAGTAATTATTTTATCTAATTTACTAACTCCATCTTTTAATCCAGATAATTTTTTAATGAGATCTTTAGCGTAAGGACTCATTTTGCTGTACAAACCTTTTTGAAAAAGTTGTAAATCTTTATTCCAGAGTTCTGGAATAGTGAATTCTAAGACTGCCCCAGGAATGCCATACTTTTCCTTCAATCCATCCTTAACATGGAGTGTTGTACAAGTAAATTTAATTTCCATGGGAACTACCTTAATATCGTGAACTTGCACAAATACTTTAGATAGGTCGTTTGAAATGTAACAATTTACAAAATTTCCTTCGCCAAAATTGAATCTTGAAAGTCCTATAAGAGGAAGCACAAAAAAAGTACATAAATGTTCTTTCTTCATGATTTCTATTAATTCTGGAAGGGTATTTACCATGTGTTTAAAATTTGGACAAAAATTACTACATTCTTAGCAACTCTTCCGGGTGAATTTTAGGGGTAGGTTTGAAAAGGGTGCCATTAATTCCTTGTAAAAAAGCTTTAATTCTTTCAGGTTGTTCTGCAAAATCAATGTTTACAGTTATTTCTGTTTCTTCTTTGATAATAGGTCCATAGAAATCACCAAAAGTTTTAAAGTACTGGTAACTTACTTTGGAGTATAAATCAACAATGTCTGTACACTCCTTTAAAAGTTTAGCAGCTTTAACTTCTCCTAAACCGGGGATACCTTTAATGTTATCTGAGGTATCTCCACAAAGTAAAAGCATACACTTGTTATAAGCTGCCTCAAATTCAGTCACTGTAACAAATTCTCGTTTTTTATAATCATAGTGAACTCCTTTGATTTGTTTGATGTCTTTATCCGGAGAACACAAGGTAATATCTAAACCCTCAAAAGGAATACCAAGTACATCATCCGCTTCAAGGCCATGAGATAGCTCATAGAATCCTCCTAGGGAAATAAAATACTCTTTAATAGTAGAAGACCATTTAGTCACCCACTCAGGTTTATCAGGTCTGGTTCCTTTATAAGGAGCAAACCGGTAAACTTCTTCCCTCCAGGAAAATTGAGGATCAGAAAAAACTCCTAAATACTGTTCAGCGTCTGTTTGATTGAAAATATCAGTCAATAAAGAATCACAAGCTTGATGTACATAAAACTCTTCAGAATCCTTGTGATGGTATGCAATGATGTAAATTAAACTATCAGCATCTATAAGAATTGACTTCATCTTGAAGGGTTTTTATGATTTGAAGAAGGTTTATAAAATCAGAAGCATGCATATAAGCGTATTCTCCTGTAACCCTGAATTTAGTATTTACTTTTTTTGTTCTTCGGTGAAGTACAATATTAGGAATTCCAGGAATAATAGGCAATTCTTGAAGAAGTTTTTCTGCATCTATATTACCGGTCATACATTTACATTGCAGATTATACGGGAGTCTTCCATTTGCCAACTCATCCTCATTCACTAAATCTACTTTTTCACTATCTCTCTTCCGGTTACAAGCTCTCGCTGTAGCTATATGAGGGAATATACTTTTTAGTAGTTTTACGACATCCCTTTCCCATGAATGTCCTACCGACCTATTTCGATTACTCATGATGTAAAACTAATAAAAAAGGCTGGAAGAGTAATCCTCCAGCCTTCGATAAAATACTAAATTAAGTTTTGAGCTTCTTCTAAAGCACTTGTAGTATCTTCTTGAACCTTAATAGCAGCTTCAAGAACTTCTTGATATTGCTTATCAGTAAATTCTGCATAGCTGGAAGAAGTGTACAGATTTTTATTCACTCCATTAAATGTAGAGTGCACAAAATATTGTTTCACAGTCATAGCTCCATCATGGTGCATGTTTATTGTATGAATATCACTCGGGTTAACCAAGATATTGTGAGTGATTGTTCCATCAACCTGATATCCTTCAATGTAAGATAAGCCTCCACAATGCAACCCTTTGCTTCCAGGGTAACTTACTTGACTCCAGTTCTCCAGGTAATGTACATGTCCTACTTTGATAATATGAGCCACTTTTTTATCAGCTCCTCCCAAAGAAGCACAAACAAAAGCATCACCCCCTTTCCCCATAATGGCAGGTTCAAAAACTCTATCTTCTGCGTATTCTAAAGGATCAGTATAAGACACCAAACCAGTTTCAGCATCTACAGTTTTTTGCAGAATAGACTTTTTAATAACTTCCTCTTTGTCATCTAAAGCAAATCGATCAGTAATTTCTCGACTTACTTTATAACAATTCAAAAATCCTTCCTTAGTGATGGCTACTTGGGTAGTAGTTGAAAGAGCAGTAGCTACTTCCAAAGACAGTTTTTCTTCATTCATTAATCTGCGTAACTCTTCTTGAGAAACATAAGGGGCAGAAATATATTCTGCAAAAAGACGGCCTCTCTCAGGAGTATAAGCTGGTCTTCCTGGAATAGGGCATAAAAATCTTGCCCATGCTTTCAGTAAAGGCTCTACAGACAGGTTTTCATCCACAGCTTTCATAACCCTGGTAGCAAACTGAGAAGGCAGTGGAATTGAAGATTGCTTGCCATTCTTTAATCGAAGGAAAAATTCATTTGTAACCGGGTTTACAAACAAGTGAGGAGTAGCAGACTCAATCACTTCTTTATAACTTTCTTTTGTGTACGGAAGAAAACTTTCAATTAAAGCTTTCATTTCTTGCATGGAAGCAATATCATAAGAAGCTTCTTCCATTTCTTTCATTTTGGCATATTTGCCAGAATCGTATGTACAATGATAAGGGACACCATTGACTTGTCCGGTGATACGATCATTCACCTTGTTAACTGTAATAAACATAAATAGGAATTTTAAGACTAAAGTAAGCCTTTATTGCGACAATATTCGACAACAGACTCAAATAAGTCATGAGGGATTGGTTGTAGAGAACGAGCCTCATACATATTATAAGATTGATAAGCGGTAGACCTGCCAGTAAGAAGGATATTTCCATTCAATAATTGTTCGACAGAGCTACTCCAATCGATAAGTTGGTAAAGTTCCTGTAAAAGATCCAAATCTACCGCAACTCCGGAGTCAATATCAACTTGTCCCCAGTTAGTTTGTACATAAGCCGCTACTTCTTCCGGGCTACTGTTTTTATGTACAAGTAACTGTAATTGCTGAATTTTATCCAAGTGATCTATCAATTGAGTTTCGGCTTCAGCAAACGGAGTTTTTTCATTATCCAGCTTAATGTTTAACTCCCTATAGTGGGTTTTTACATACTTTTGAAGAGTTTCATAAGCGGTATGTTGTTTAGGAAATAACTCTTTTAAATTTTGTAAAAAGTCTAATTTGTGTAAGACTTTTACAATTTGACGAGCTGTATTCCATTGAATAAGAACATCAGACATAGTAATAGTTTTGTGTACAATTTTGGCAAAGAATTTAGAAATATGCTTGAAGTCCCTAACATACTTTACTTTATCTTTTGCAACTTGGAAGAGTTTTATTCCTTTAGAGGGATTTACAAAAGATTGAAGTAAGGATAACTCCCAATTATAGGCAGTTCCATACAGATTTTTTAATTCTGGATCTGGGATGTGCCTTAAATACTGATTATTTCCTTTTTGTGCCCAATCTAAATCCCTTCTACAAAGAAACGCTACTATGATAAGGGTTTGCTGATCTGTGGGAGTTCCATAATAAATTTCTGAATCCTCCCACTTGTTTATAACATCAAACGGAATTTCCAAAGGAGTTAATTGATATGGCTCTGGCGTATAATTATCTGTACTAGATCTTAAAGCTCTTAATAAAAGTTTACCTTCTTGTTTACGCCTTTCTGCCGCAGAAACAGTTGCAGCTTTAATTTCTTCTTTTGTTTGCTGTTCTTTTTCTTCAACATCTTCGGACCAGTCAAAAGTTCCTACAACTACATCGTCGTACTTTTTCAAGTAAGAAGATTCTAGCAAAAGTTTAGTAGCTTTAGATGCCCTGGATAAAAACTCTTGGTACTTTGCTTTAAGTTCTAGCATAGCAGCAGACAGTACTTCTTTCTCTTCCTCCTCTGAACCAGTTTCTTCAGTATCCTCATCTTTCCACAGATCTGCTACTTTTATTTCTGCATATTCCCCGTGAATAGTGGTTAGGTATCGATTCTTTTTAGAGCTAGATGGTCCAACTCTTAAATATATAGGAAGATTTACAACTTGATTAATAGTCGAAGACTCTCGTTTTAATCTACGTTTGAGCTTACCAGCAACCCGATATTCTTCTGATTTAACCAGAACTACTGATACTCCTATAAACATTTTAAAAGGATCATGGTTAAATCTTACCTCAGGATCTGCACTAAATCTGAATTCAAGATCTTTAGCTTCTACTATACTAGCCAAAGTATGCAGAACAGTGGCTTCTCCTGAATCTCTGAAAGAGTACCAAGAACTTAAAGTATATAAGCAAGTACGGTACCAATCAATAAAATCTGTTTGATTTAAATTAGCTTGTAAAACTTTTGAAGCAGAACTAGAAGCTTGAGCTAATCGTTGAAGAATTTGTGTTTTAGTATTATCTTTCCAAAGAATACTTTCTCTGGAAGGGGACACATCAATATTTTCAGGGAGTACTTTTAATCCTAAATTACCTGTTAGAGTTTTAAGTTCTAGTTCATCAAAATTAATACTTCCATAATTTACTCTGTTAAGTACCAAATAAGGACGGCTGTAATAAGTACTATCTGTGATTACTAAAAACTCATCTTCGTACAAGACCTTAGGCTGAAACTTTTTAATGGATCCTTGATCGTCCTTATGGGTAGTAAATACTACCTCAGTAAAAAACATAAGCTGTTTTTCTACTGCTCTCTCATAGTCTGTCCAATGGTGTTTTTTAGTTTCGATTTTAATAAGTGTACCATTTTTCTCCGTGGTAGGAAGAGCATAAATATTTCTTCTTGGATCTGATGGGTGTTCAATAACTAAAATATTATCTTTTCCAGTTTCTAAATCAAACGCAGGAATTAAAGATTCAAAGTTAGAATTGTACACATTAAACTTCATGTGCATTCCATTGTACCAAGTTTCCATAGTAAAAAAGTCTGCCACAGATAATCCTGCTTTTCCTCCTAAACCAAACTTACCTATAGGAACCTTGGAAAGTCTTTTAGTAGAAAATCCGAGATTAAAATATTTAAGAATTCGTTTTGGCCCAATTCCTACTCCGTAGTCTCTGAAGGTAATAAAGTCTTTTTCGCTATTGGCATTTCTGTAATAATCAATATAAACTTTGTTATCTTCAGAAAGCCAGTTTAAATCATAATAAGATTCATCAAATTTGCTATCTACCAATAAAGGATCATTATTATCATTTTCATAGTAGTTTGAACTAGGGATTTTATTGGCTAGAATATCTCTTGCCATGGTTTTTTCAGAGTTAGCATCTAAGCAATTTGAAGCTAATTCTCGGACAGTACTTTGTATTGGAAATTGGTATTGATACCCCTGAAGTACCCCCAACATCATATCAAAAGATGCTTGATCTATCTGTTTTGTCCATCCGGTATTTATTTCGTTATGTACAACATTAAGTAATGACATGTACTGTTTTTAAAAAGTTATCTAATGGTAATTCGAATCTTTTGTTGTGAGTAAAAAGAATAATTTGAGGCTCTACTGTTAAACTATATTCTATACTCAGTCTTTCTAACCAAATAATTTCCTTAGTACCCTTGTACATAAATGAAATAGAAATTCGTTGAAACCTGTTCATTAAAACAGATTCCAGGAGTAAAAAATCTTCTTGCATAGTTTTTATAAGTTTAAAAGTTGTCTCTAATCCAAACTTTCTACTGAAATCTGTGGGATCTTTTTCTCCGCTGTCTTTGGGAATGTAGGTAGAAACAAAAGGGTAACGATCTTCAGAAGTTTTTCCATCATTATCAAATAATGTAAACACTTTTCCTTTATATTTCCACTGCAACCATTCCAAAAATAAAGGAGAAGGGTATTGGTTTTCTCCTCTTGGGGATACTGCATCAAATCCTAGTTGCCATAAAAGCATTACATCTTTGTAAGATTTAGTGATGATACATACTTCATTTCCTCTTAGTTGCTCAAATCCTGGAATACAACTATCAGTCCAATCCATAATAAATAATTTAGGATTAGGCTGATAAAGTTGATATCTAGATTGAATTTTATAAGCATACATATTCCCAACAGGTTTAAAAGCATTATCCTTTTCTTTGTACAAAAAATAGTAAGACACAGCTTTAACTTTGAAAAACTCTAAAGTATTTTTGGAGATATGAAATTGTTCCCAATACTTATAATCTGCTGGAGTGAAAACTCGTTCTTTGAAAGAAATTTCGCAAGGACGTTTTTTAACTGGCACATGAATTAAAGTTTTAGGCACATTTGTAGAACCTTCTACCAGTCCAAAATCTTCTGCAACTTTGATAATAGCTTCCCATCTAGTTAATCTAAAGAGAATTTTAACCAGGTCAAATATGTCTCCAAAATTAGGGTAAGGAAGTCCTTGATCTTTCCATAAGAACTCATGAGGATCTTCTGGATTTCCTCTCTTTCTTTCAAAAACTCCAAAAGAAGCTTTATCGTCTTTTGTACGAAGAACTGAGTTAGTTTTGGCTCCTATAACAGGCTCATAGCCTAGATAAAAACAATAGAGCGAGTACTCGTCGACTCGCTCTAAAATTGTTAACTCTGAAATATCAGAAAGTGAAAGCATATTTATCCTAAAGCCTGGTTCAAATCCACAGCTTGCTCTGGAATTTTAAACAAAGACTCAGCTGGAACATCCGCTGTTGGCTCGCTGCTACTTGTTGTAGCTGCCGGCGCAGAACTATCCAACTTTTTATCAAGTTCATATTTTGTAAAAGCTATTTTTGAAGCTTCTTTAGGAATTCCTGACATTGGTTCCACAAAAGGAAATGAAGTAATAAACTTATCTCTAAAAGATGGGAAAGCTTTAGCTTCCGATTGTCTTTTAAGTAAAAGTCTTACTTTAAATTCCGATTTGTTTAAATGAGGGCCTACCAAAGCTACAAACTGGTTGGTAAGATTTCTAAGTACTGCAGCAGTAACTTGCTCATCCAACACAGAGGAGATGTTGTCTTTGGTAAGAGTTAACCCTTGAAAACGCTGAAAAACTCCTACCAATTTGTCTGTTGTTACATAACAACGTGCCCAAGCAGTAAAGAAATTTTGTTGTTCTTTTAAGGCTTCTAAAACGGTATTAACTCTTTCTGCAATAGAGTAAGATTTACCGTTAGATTCTTCTTTTGGGATAGATACAGGCCATACTTTGACAACAGTACCTTTACCTCCAGAAGTAATTACATTTCCTTGCTCATCATACTTATCCTCCAGATCATATTCAACTCCCTCTGATGAGTCTACTACATCGGAAGAGAGTTTAAAATCTGTAGATATTTTGCCGTCTTTTTCAGTTATTGTGACTCCGGCTAAAATCACATTTTCATTAATGCCTATTCCTATCATGGTAAAATTTATAAAGATGTAAAAATAACTTCTTTTAAAGAAGTTAAGAAATGAAACTTTGTTTAAGCAGAAGCTATAGCTGGTGCAGCAGGTACTGCAATTTCTGCTGCTGCTTCAACCACCGGGATAGAAGGAGTTGCAATCATAAGTGGAAAAATGTCCACATTTTCTCTGCGTACAAAATCCGCTTTTCCTTTCTTTTCTCCCCTGGTAATCAATTTAGGTAAATTGAAAATTCCACTAGGAGCCACACTACGAATGTTTTTTGCTACGTTGATTTCCAGGTCCAAATAATCCATATCTTCCACATTGCAACCATAAACCTCCTTCAACATAGGCAACAAACTGTCTTTCCCAAAAGTACCGGCACCTTGATCCAAAACACTTGATTTAGGTGTACCATCGTCATTGTACTTGGTATTGGAAAACAAATCAACTTTATCCGCTTTTTTAGGAGTTACTGCAACAAGGATAATGTTAGACATATTTAACCGGTTTTCAACCTGGCTCCAATTGTGCAAAGAGAATACGTCAAACCCAAAGTGACCTTCCGGAGTTTCGACGATTCTTTTTGTAATAGGATTTCCTTGCTCATCTTTTAAAGGAGCGCCACTTTCAACGTCAAAAAGTTGTTTATTTACAATAGTAGCTTTCGGGTACTCCAGATTAAACTTTTGTACCAAAGCCTCTGATGGAAAGATACTGCCATCTTTATGTACACGAATGCCCATAAATGTGGCAGGAGGATTTGAATCTTTCTTAGCTAAACGAGGAGAAGTTGAGCTAATTTCTTGAATGGATAAGTTATCCAAAAAATCTAATGTAAACATATTTTTATTATTGCTCTAATTACTGTAGTATTCTCGAGCAGTTTTGAATACTAAGGATAAATTATTAGGAATAAGACGCTCAGCAAACATCCCTTCAGGAGATTTTGCTGGAATTTCTATTCCTTGTCGAAGACACCTGTTTGTAATAAAACTATAAATAGGATTGCCTTCTTTGTCGTAAGAAACATCTGTAAACAGAGCAACAGTAACCACAGAGAGTGGATTATATTGATCGTCTACAAGTTTACCTACAGTTTTGGCCTTTTTGCCAACAATAATCCCATTAGAAACTAAATCATCTTCATGCATTATGATTGCAATGTTGAGATCGTCTCTGAGGGATTTGGCTGTGGATAGAATACTTTGAAATGCCTTGGCAATTTCAGTAAACTTTTCATAGCCTTTTTCAGAAGTTTTCTTAAAGAATAACTCGGTCATAATAAAACCAGAATCATCAATAATCAAATTCTTAATATGAGGAGCTTTTTCTGAAACTTGTTTTATTGCACTTACAATAAAACCAGACTCATTAGAAACTATCATATTAACTCCCGACTGATACAAGTTACCGGAACCAACAAATGGGAGAGGTTTGTTTGCACAGTTTATCAAGTAAGTCTCTTTAGGGTTAAGGTCCTTGAGAGATCTTGACTTACCTGTACCGGTATTGCCTGTTATTAAAACTACATTAGCCATAAGATTTTAAAGTTTTAGCGAAGTGAATCCATGGACTATAATCTGGGTCCAAAGTTTCCGGAAGATCATAAAACATTCCAGTTAAACCATCCATAAACTGGTGCTGATATCTATCTGTAAAACCATCTCGATTTTTTAGAAGATATACAGCTCTAAAATGAGGTCCAATACCTCCCAATTCTACAGGGCCAATAGGAACATCATCAAAAGTTTGTAACTGAAATTTACTTGGTTGTACTAAAGCAAGTACTAAATCCGCATCTCTGAATGTATAGGTACTATCTCCAAAGTCTAATTGCTGTGGAGCAAGTAGTTGAGGAATTCTTCTTGGATCATCTTTGACTCCCCTAGTTAAGGATTCTCTTCTGGAGGACATCAAATCCTGATTAAACTGTTGTATAAGTACAGGACTAATTCCAAACATATTTCTAGCATCTACGGAATCTTTGGACATTGCATCTAATGCATTTTTAGTTGTTGAGCCAGGAATCAATCCTATATGATCTGCTACTAAAAGTGTTAAAGGAATATCTTGATTAGGTATAAAACTGATAACATGTCCAGGAATATTAAACTTTTTCTGTTGATCTGTCTGAGTATCTCTTTTAATAGTTCCCAATTTAGCGTAATAATTATCAGCTATAAATTTGTATAATCTATGACCAGGCATAGACTGATCAATGATAATAACATCTTGTAGCAAATAACTTACAAACTGTAAAGCTTCCTGAATTTTTTCAAACTCCTCTTTAGTAGGAAGTTTATCCGGAATTCTTCCCAAAATAAACTTTGCTTTCCAATGAAGCCCGTACTTCATCTGGAGATAAAAGGAAGCCCACTTAGCTTTTTTCATAGAGGATGAAATCTCCAAAGACCAGTAAAAAATCTTTAAAGGTTTACCCACTGACTTAGCTTTTAACCAAGCTTTTAGTACAAAAAAGAAGTCTGCAAACTGAGTTTTTCCAATGTTTGGATGTGCACCTATCAAATAGTAAGAAGACTTTTGAATTCCATCAATCATTCTACTTATAGAACCTCCTACATCAAATCCTTGATTTAGTCCAGTTAAACCATCCTGTAAAACTTTTTCAAACTTACTGTCTACAGGAGCTGAAGTATCTATATTAACCTCTGGTAAATTGTGCTGGATTTTCATCGGATAATTCTTTTTTTAAATGTTCTGTTAAGGTACCATCTTTACTTTTTCTAACAATAGTATCATAGTCTGACTGCCACTCTCCGGAGACCATATAATTAGTCACAGTCTTTTTGTAAGCTACTGAAGAGCTATAGTACATCTTTAAAGAAAGCGCAATAATTCTAGGATCATATCCAGATTCTACAGCTTTAATAAACGCAGCCTCAGCATCTTTGGAGTACTTGTTTAAAGCATAAGGTCTTCCCATAGCATCATAGCCTCTCTCAGGAATCTTACATTCCAGCAAAAGTACTTTATAAGCATCGGGAGCAAGTGTAATAGTACTAGGTACAGATGCAGCGGATTTAATAGCTACTTGCAAACCTGTAACAGCTTCATCGTGGTATTTTTGAGTAAATACAGGTTTCTTTTTATGAAATACTACATACTCGTTTAAAACAAGAAAGTCCATTGCTTCTTTTAGTGTCATAAGATTATTTTAAAGGTGGAGTATTTACAGTAAACAATTTAATTCTTTTAGTATCAAAATGTTTTATAGCTTGATTAAACCATTTTTCATCTGCAGTATCTTTTGTTACAATAATAACAATTCGAGCTTTAAAATCCATTTGATTATACCTGATTCTGATTAGTCTTCCAATACGTTGAACAATATCTCTGGGAATAGAACTTACCTGAGTAATAAGACCAATATCTGGAGCAGTTAAGTTTTTACCTTCATTCAAAGCTTTTACAGTAACTAAATGATCTATCTCTTTGGCTTGAAATTTATCCAAAAATTCTGAAGAAGATTCAGAGTGATACACATTAGAAGATAGATTGTTTGCAAAGTTAATAGAGCCACAAAAAACAAGAAGTCTACCTTGTCCCTGTAACTTATCGAAACATTCTTTAGCTAGTCGAAACTTAGAAGGAAGATTGTAGAGAAACTGAGCTCTTTTTGAAATCTGAATCATTTTTAGTTTCTCTTGTTTAGGGTTATTTTTTGCAAGTATGGTAGCTCTCTGAATAGATTTAGTTCTAAAACTATATGCAGCTGCTTCAGTTTGATAAAAAGGATCTTTAGCTGTTCCAGCTTTGATATTTTTATTTAGAGAATCCAATGCATGATATAGAACTGAAATTTCAAAGTCTGCTACCAAACCTAAATCTACTGCTTCATCTACTGTTATTCTGTACACTGTTGGTAACAACGTATTAAGTAGAAATACTCTCTCGGTATCATCCGGATATTCAACCTCCGGCTTAGTAGCAGTAAGTCCTAAAATGTAAGGTTTTTTTACTGCTGTTAAAACACCTTCTAACAATCGTAAATTTGGGGTAGTTATTCGATGACATTCATCATAGATAATAAAGTCATACTTGTATAATTGTTGTTTACTTAAACTGTTATAGCAAATACATTTTACTCCCTCTAAATTCACATTCCATTTAGCAGCTTCTTCAGGCCAATCTGAATCTCTTAACTCTTCAGTAGGAACAACTAACAAACCAACAATTTCTCTTTGCTCTGTACTTAAAATAATCTTTCTTACAGTTTCTATAAAATCCAAAGCAACTTTTGTTTTGCCTGTACCTGTAGCACCCTCAAAGCACCCAACTCCCATGTTATTAAAAACAGCATCAAGAGCTTCTTGTTGTACTCTAATTTTATTCTGAAGGGCTTGTTCTGCTGTCAACATAAATTCAAGGATTTTAAGTATGATGTAATAAGAACAGACTCTTCGGAAGTATTATTAATAGATTTATTTCCCCAAGTACCTTTTCCCCAAGCATCTTCAAATTCATGCGTTACACCGTTAAATTTGTACAATCCAGCGTAATAAGCTGTAGCAATGCTACGAGCCAGAAAACTTTTAATAGCTTCTGGCCCTGTAGCAATGGCACCTTCTAAATCTTTTGAAAAAGAAGATGTATTAATTAAATCAAAGTCTGTGATTATCATAGTATAAATAGTTTTTCTTTTGCTCTTGAAACTCCAACATATCTTAAACAAGTACGTTCAAAAAGTTTAGTATCTTTTCCATTTAAAACTCGTTTCAAAGAGTCTACAGTGTCCATTAAAAGAACACAATTTTTGTAAGTGGATCCTTGACTTTTATGAATAGTTAAAGCATAATTAGGACTAATAGAAGCAGATAGTTTTTGAAAGTTGTAAAACTCTCTCCAGGCAGCTGTTCTGTCGTAAGCTTTGTGAGCAATTTGTTCTAATGCTGCAATTACTTGTTTAAAATAAGCTTCAGAATCTTCATGAATTACATAAACAGTATAACGATAAGGAACTTCTTCCATATTATCATTTAACCTGTATACTATAACATTACACTTGTACATAAAGAAAGTATAGCTCATAACAGAAGAAGTGACCGCAAAACCTTTTTTAATTGCATTATCTACCCAAAGCTCTTTAGCTATTTCATCCTCTCCAACTGCTTTAACTTTAAGCTCTGTCCTAATTTCTTGCAAAGATTTAGAAACATTCCATCTTATTGGAACTTCTACTTTTGTACATTCTTCAATTAAAAGCTCTTCCGAATTACTAATAATAATTGGTTTTAAAGGATGCTTCATATCAAAAATAGGATCATCCGCAACAAAGAAATCACCAGCAACAATTTTAGGAGGGCAAGCTTCCTGAAGCCGGTATTGACGAATAAGTTGGTTCATTTGTCTAACAGCTTCATTGGTGTAAGCTAAAACTTTGATGTGATCTGAGTCTAAATCAAAGGGCTCCCTAAACATAGGGAGTATTTCTGACTGAAACTGTTCTGTATTTATTTGAACTAAATCATCCCCAAGAAAATTTTTATAAGAAACATCTCCTTGAGTATCTCTGATAGCAGTAGCAAAAGTAAGAATGTTACTGTCTGCCGTTTGACGCATAGGTTGAGATAAAACGTATTCCTGAGAATTGTACAACGGATGAGAAATGAAAGCACTACTAAAAGCTTCGTTAACCGGAGGAAGTTGTTTAGGATCTCCAGTAAAAATAATTTTTAGTTCATACATATCCTTTTTAGAAGCTTGATAATTCATAATCTTTTGAAAAAGATCTTTAGGCAGCATAGAAGCTTCATCTACAATTAAAACAAGAGCTTCATCTATTTTACTCTGTTTCGATAAATAGTTATCATTTTCAAAGGTTCTGTTACCGGTTTTACTATCTATTCTTTCCTTTAATCCTAACAAAGAGTGAATAGTTCCAAATAACGCATTTTTACTTCCTGCTGCATTTTTTCTGAGCTGTTTAACAGCTTTATGTGTTGGAGCAGTCATAGCTACTACAGCTTTAGGAAACTGCTCTTTGTAAGCTTGTATGATAGCAGCTAAAGTAAAAGTTTTACCGGTACCCGCGAAACCTTTAAAACGAATGTAGTGTAAATCAGAGGGAGTAGTTAAATAGTTCAATATTGGGTAAGCAGCTTCAAGCTGATGTTCTGTCAACTGATTTAAGGCTTGGGGTAGCTGTAACAGTGTTGAATTCATTTGGTAAGTTTAAAGGTGAAAGAATAATAGTAATAGTGTGAGTTTCTTCAACATAGGAAAATTTTCCAGGCAAATCTCTGTAATCGGCTTTAAGTTCTTCTAAAGCAAGCTCTAACAAAGCAGTGTATTTTCCTACACGTAACTTTTTAGAGATTGTTTTATAGTTTACTATTTCCTGCAAAACATTAAATGCAACTCTGGAAATTTCTTGTTGACCTTTATCGTTAAGCTTTACAGCAAGAAGCATCAGATTTTTAAATAGCTCAGAAGAAGTGAAATGGTTTAATTGTTTATTAACCCATTGTTGAGTAGGAGGAGGTAAAGTTGTAATGATACTTCGTTGGTACTCTAAAAGATGTTCTTTTAATTGTACAGCTGAAGAATCAGAGACTTCTGATAGAAGTTTGAGTAAGATGTTGGATACTAAAATAGTATTGCTTATTTGAGCTTTTTGTTGTTGCTGTAAAGTCATGATTTGTTATTGTTTGAAGGTTTTAAATTGTTTAAGAACTTAGGGTACGTTGTTTCTATTTTGTCCACATTGCAGAAGTATTAGTTTCTGCTTTAAGAATACCGGTTGGAATAACTATAGCAGCAGCTTTGCACATTAAAGCATCTAACTGTGCATTCCAATCTAATTCTAGTGTACAATCTTTTTCTGTGGTAAGCTGATCATGTACATTTAAAAGAATTCGGATAAAATCCTGAAGATTATTATCTCTAATCCATTTATAAACTACCCACATGGCTAGTTTCATGATATCTGCACCGGAGCCTTGAATAGGATGATTTTTAGATTGTCTTTCGATTCTTCCAAGTCTCCCATTGTATTCAATTCCAGATGCATGTAAGTCTATGTCACTTTGAGTAAAATTCTTCCATTCCCAAAACCATCTTTTACGTAAAAATGGTCCAAGAGTTTGAGTATATCCATGAGTAACTCCAAAGCGACCAAAGGAGTTTAAAACTGCTTTTAATCCTGGAAAAGTATTAAAGTACTCGTAAATCAAAGCTTCTGCTTCTTTTACACTACACTTATTGTTTCGAGATAATTTAAACTTACTCATTCCATAAGCCAAACCAAAGTTGATAGACTTAATGGAATTCCTCATCTGTTTATGTCCAAAACACTTACACTTTTGTTTGTGTGTTATGTACTTGCAATCTGGGTCAGCAGCCTTAGTCCATTTTTGTTTGTACACTAAAGCAGCAGTTACACTGTGTAAATCATGTCCAGATTCAATGGCATTAACCCAAGTAGGTTCTCCAGAAGCAAAAGCAATTAAAGCTAATTCTTGTCCAGTATAATCACTATCTACAATTTCAAATCCAGGGGAAGGTTTAAATGCATTCCGATACCTTAGATAAAAACTTCCTTTAGGTTTAGTAGGATGATCTTGTTCCCATTGTGCCTCTACTTCAGGTGATCCTGGTTTAGCAGAAATTTGTTGCATGTTAGGACTTTTAGAAGAAGCTCTTCCTGTAGATACAACTGAGTTATAAGTAGTTCTAACTTTTCCGTCTGGTTCTACATGTTTAGCTATAAAAGCTTCACCGTAGGTACTTTCAAGTTTAGTAGAATCCTTAAAATCTAAATAAGCCTCAAAAATAGGATGAGCCAACTCTTCAATCAACTCTCTTTTGGTAGATTTAAGTTTAGGTTCAATTGCTTTAAACAGCTCTAAAGTTTGTATTGGAGAACTCCAATTAATGGATAAAGTTCTTGCTGGAATTAAAAAGTTATTTGCTATTAAAGAATCCCTGTGATTTTGTACAAGATACTTGGTGAAAGATTCATAATTTCCAGAACTTACATCCATTAAAATAGTAAGTTCAGTAGTATTTAAAGTTTGAAAGTTATTTTGAATAAAATGTTTCAAATATACTTTAGAACTTCCTTCACAAGTAGGAAGAAGTAACTGAAGCATTTGTAACTTTTGTTTTCCAGAATTCAGGTTCAATGTAATCCTATCCTCAACACTGTAAAATCCTAGCTGAATAGCCCTAGAAAGTAAAACTGTATCTGCTTCAATATGTTCTACCAATTGCTGCTCAGAGTGTTTTATAATAGGTTCTACATACTTTAAATTATCCAACCATTCTTCTTTATTCAAAGAGATTCCATGATAAGTGCACTCTGAAAAAGCTAATAAAGCTCTCATTTCAAGCCACATAACTTGAGTACTACCAGTTTTAATACTTTCAGCATCTTGAAAATCTTTTATCTTCCCTAACCAGGTAACATCGTTAAAAGCGTACTCAATTTGTTCCGGAGTTAAAGGATTTTCTAAATTAAAAGAAGTTTGAAGAGTTTTATCTAAAGTGATCTCACAGTATTTCCATGTTAAATCTCCTAAAGCAAACCCATCTGTTTCTACGCCACCGGTTAAAACCTGTTCTGCTACCATTGTACAATAAACATTGTTCACTTCAAGATTATGAAATCTGCAAACAACATATTCAAAAGCAGCTGTATGAATAAGCTTTAAAACTTCCCAAGAACTCAAATATTCTCGTAAAAAGTTTATCTGTTCTTCTCCTAAAACAGGATAATACAATAAAGCCTTATTTTCTCCACTCAAATCCCCGAACTGTAAAGTAACCAGCTTTTTTGTACACCAATAAGATGTTACAGTAGTTTCAATATCAAATTGAATTTCTTTTTGAGAACTTAGCCAGGTTTCAATTAGTTTCCATTGAGTGGGATTGTTTTCAAGGTATATCAGGTTCATATCTTAAATCTTTTAAAGTACTACAAACATCGTAGAAAGAATATGCATAAACAAACATTCCAAATTCATCTATAATACTTTCATGGGCATCTGCTAAAGGAGTGATAGCCAACGGTAAAGGAAAATGAGAAATAATTGTAGAAATTTCTGCCTTAAAATTATCCATAAAAGCAATAGCTTCACTTCTGGTAGTTCCAAAAGGTAAAGTCATAGAAGCATCTGGAAGTTGAAAATTAACTTTAAGAGAATAAGGACTGCTGGAGAAAATCACAGGGCCGTTATCACTCATGTACAAGTTATAATCCTTCCCTAGCTTCATGTTTAAAATCTGAAATCTTAAAATCTTCTGTATTAGTAGAAACTTTTTTAGGATTACCGGCTTCTATAATCAAGCAAGCTGGAATATTTTTATCTATCAACTTTACATCAGTAGCAATGTTAATAGTAGCTCCATCTAACTTTTTAAGAATCTCATCTTCGATGGCATCTTCTGAAACTAATAAAAGTTTCAAAGTGCCGTTTTTTATTACAATACTTTGCATGTTGTTTGTTGTTTTACTATTTCTAATGCTTCTAAATTCATAGTATAAGTTTAAAGTGTTTGAGCATTTTCTCAACCTCTACTACAAGATCTTCGATTGTGCCAGAGTTATCAAGTACATAATCAAAGTTATAACTATCTAAAGCAGTTTCTGAAGGATGTAATGGTGTAGCAGGTCTTTGAAACTCTGCAATAGCATTTAATATAGTTTCCTTATCAAGTGCTCTTTCAGAGTTAGGCTGTTCTAAGTGACTTTTTAAAGTTCGTTCTACTCGAATACAAAATCCTTTGTAATTTTTTACAGCTATAAATCCGTTAGGAAATCTTAAATCTGTAATAATCCAGTTAGGAAGAATATGCTCATACTCTTCATCCTCTGTTTTTACCTTTCTAGGTACATAATCAGCAAACAAAGCATTCACCCAAGTATTAAAATGAAGATTATTTCTGATAGCTTCTGTACCTAATTTCTGCAAAAACTCTCTATAAGTCATTGGCATTACAGAAAATCCATCTTGATTATTCTCATCACATTCAAACATCTGCTTACAATAATTCCACTCTTCAGGCATATCAGACTTTTTAAACTCCTGATCTTCGAACTTTTCCTCCGGTACTCCGGTAAGTAAAGAAGCTATTTGTTTTAATTTGCCGGCAAACTTTTTAATTTTCCATTTTGGATTACTTCCCATTCCAATATCCATTACAAATGAATTGTAACTTCTATTTACATGGTCTGTTTTATCTAATGAAGTAGGGTATTCCATTAAGTATTGAATAATACTTCCTACAGTATCTTTCCCAGACCCAATTTTTCCGTTAATTGCTATGATCATTTTCTTTCCTTTTTAATTCCGATTCATAACTATTATCCCAAATACATTGCAATCCTATTTTTCCTTCTTGCTCTTCCATTAATTCAATAGTAGCTTGACCATCATTTTCTTCAACAGGTAAAAATTCTTCTGTTTCATTGATAACTTCCCATTCTACATTAAAATCAAAATTGTCATTGTAAGCAATATCTAAGGGTAAGTCCCCTCTATTTAATTTTTCAAGAATTTCTTCTTTATTTGTACCATCAGGTAATTTTAATTTACACCAAGTAGTGCATTTATAATGTATTTCCATGACCATTGCGCTAATCTTTGTCATTGTTTAAATCCTATTCGTTTAATAATGTTAAATTTTCCTCTTCCTTTTAAAGTGAAAGTTCGTTTTGAACTTAATGCTAAAGATTCAAACAATTCTTGTTCTTTTTGAGTAAGAGGTTCTGGTCCAAGACTTCCATTAGCTTGAGATACCAATTTAGTGCCATTCCAAGGTTCTGTACCGGAGGTAACAGCTATTGGCCAAACACCGTTCCAACAGTAAACATTGTTTAAATTTACTTCATGTTGAAAAATTACTATTGTCATGGATTACTTTTTTTAAATTGTTCAAACCACTCTTCAAACTCTTCCCTTAAAGAGTCTTTATCATCAGTTATACAAGTCAGTTTAGCTCTGACTACAGCTTTAGTTTTAACAATATGTGGAGGTGTTACATCATCCTTATTAGAAAGTTTAAAGAATTGATCTAAAAACATATTTCGGAGAATGCTGTACTTTCTAACTTTTAAATACCCCTTAGGAGTAAATCCTACAACTTGCCCATAATCCAAACAAGTTTTGCGAGGAGTCCAAACTATCCAATCTCCTATTTTAATTTTTTCTCCGTAGTAAGTTGTCATTTTTTAATTTTTACATGATTTGGATCGCATTCAATGTAGGTTGTAGCTTTTAAGTACACAATCACGTTCAGCATCCCTATAATGAATCCGATGTGAAATCGACTACGGGAATCGAAAGGAAGTGTGAGTGTCCAGAGTAGAAGCAGAAATGACAAGATGATGCTTACAGCCATGATTCCGGCAACAGCACACTTGTTCTTAAAGGCTACCCACTTCCGTAACTTCCATCGCAGTTCGGCTCTCCGTTTCTCAGCCCACGTAGGTGGTTTACACTCCGTAGCTACATAAACTAAGGTAGAGCATTTTGTAGGAAAGCGTATCTGTATCCATGCGGATTTAAAGTTAGTTGGCTCCATATAGTTTTCCATCTTTATCAACGTGAATTTTCCCAACAAGTATCTTTTCATTACACACATTACAAACACCATAAAGGTTTATGTGCTGTCTGCCACAACCGTCAATTACTCCTCCACCTTTATCGTAATGTAAGTACGGAGTATCTCCACAGTATCCGGTGAAAACATGATTGTGCTTAAACCCTGATTGAGGTTTTTCTATTCTGTTTTTATCCATAGAATTTGTTTGTTTATACTCATTAGTTGTAATATTTTTCAAGATCTTCGGCGCTTACCCATAAATTAATGTTTATAAAGAATCATTTCTTTAGCATCAGATTCTAAGTGAGTTCCTAAGTAAATGAAAGTTCCGGTAATAGGATTGTACCCATCCCAAAGACCATCACTGTCTTTATAGATCCACTTATACTCGTCTGCATTGATTCCTTTAGTTTTACAAATAGCACTGACTACATTCTCAATGTCGTTAGTAACAGACATTCCTTCATCTAAATCTATAATAGAGACGATGTTTTTAAGAATTGTAAAAGTAAATGTTGAGGCTGTTTTAATTCTCATGCGGTTTTAGTTTAAAGATAAAAAATCCTCCCAAGAAAACTTCTCGGGAGGATTTGTAAAAACTGTAGCTATATCTCCTGGCCTTATTACAGGACTTACAAAAGAAACTACAGATGTAGTCGAAGGATAACTACGAAACAGGAAGAATCTTAGAAGCTGTTGCACATGTAACTCTGATTACATCTGATAACAGAAATCCTTGTACTAATGTACCAGGAGTATTTTTTGATTCATTCTCAAATTTCAGATCGACGTTGTAATTAGTTACTTTTACAACTCCATCTGCAACTAAGACTTCCGCTGTTACTCCAATAACAATTGGAGGTTGATTGTTTAAAGACACTGTAATGTGAGCATTAGGTGTTTTTAAAAGACTTTCAAAAATGGTTGAAGAACTCATTAGATTTTTTTTAGTTAATAAAATTTTTTGTGCTAAAACTTTTACATTCCGTAGATGTACACTACCTCTACCTCGACTACCTTTGTCTATATAGAACAAGTTAGTTTGTGGATTAAATGAAGCTTCTTGTATGTACTTGTCTAACGGCAAATAAGCTATAGGTTTTAGAATTTCAATAAGATACACGTTTGTAGGACTACAGCTCATCCCTAAAAGCTTTTCCTTTTGGAAGATTAGGAACACCCAAATCAGTAAAACCAAAATATCGTACAGTAAGTTGTTTGCCAATGTAGGAGTCTATTTCAGCAAAGTATTCTTTGGAGCTTTCATTGGTTTAATTGCTCCTGTAGCTCCAGTATTGAATTGAGGTAAAGTTTGATCAAGAGAATAATCTAAAGGCATATACATAACACCACAACCTGGATAATGATATTTGCCTTCAAATTCTTTCAGAGAACAAGGTTCTATACCTAAATCTTTGAGACTTTTGTAACCTTCGTCTTTCTTTTTAAGCCAATCTGAGCTTGCTTGACTGATGGCTTGTTCCATAGGTGTAGTCTCATTAGATTTTCCAATGTTTTTACCTTCTTTAATAGCTTCCATGTGCTGTAAAGGAGAAAAAGTTCCTAACTGTCCAGACTCTTTAAAAATAGTAGGATAAGTAAGTGCTAAAACTGCAACTTTCCAATACTGAATCTTTCCGGTTTTAGCTCTTTTGTAGAGTGTATCCAATTCCATAAAGTACTATTGAAAGAATATTCTTTGTGGAAGTGGAGAGTAGACCCGAATATTCTTAGGACAACTGAATTGAAGTACAATAGATGTTGTTCCAGTGGGTACATGGAGAGTAGCAGAAGGCCATACTCTAAAAGGATGTTGAATAACTTTCAAAGGTTCTTGTACTCCTCCAGGAGAATAAATTGCTGTTACAGCAACCTCCTCTGTAGTACAAAACTCAACGAAAGTTTCTCCGGCAGGAATAGAAGACTGTTGTACAGGCCCTGTAGTGGATTTTGTACAAGCAAATGTGGTAGCCATTAAAACGGCTAAAAGAAAAATTACTGATTTCATGATTTTTTTTGTTTTTAAATTAGGCTTCTAGGTTACAGCAGAAGCATTCTGTTTTAAGTAAAGATAGTAAAAGTGGGGTTTTCTCCAATCCTTCCTGAAGAAAACCACCACTTATGCTTGCTAAACAAGCAATAGTTTTAAAAATAAAGTACAGGTGCCTCTCCCGCTGTCATAAGGCCTGGAGGACGGGACACATTCAACAAGTTTCTTTACGGCTTTCAACATTCCACTTGTTCTGTACTAAAAAAAACAACAATCTCCGTTACGAATCTCACCGCTTTGATAGGTTTCCCTCTTAGCTTACGTCGCAAGATGTCTGCTCCGAACACTCCTGTAACGAGGAGCCACTCTAAGGGGAACTTTTTACAGGAATCGAACCTTACCCTCTTACCACATTCTGAAATGTTGTTCTGCAAACGACTGTTGTTTCAATAAGTTTTGGAATAGAGTGTAGGCAGTTGATTCGGTGCTGAATAACCCCTTGCAAAATACCGGTTCCTACTACTAAATTCCAAATAAAGTTAATCTGTCTCTCCAAGTGTGAGAGTACTTCTTAGTTCGCTCCCTACTTTGGGGAGAAAGGACTTCCTTCCAAAGGCTATTAACCAATCTAAGGTCGAGTACCTGTCCACAAACAACTCCTTCTTGGTAAGGATCCTATATTTCCAAGTTCTTCACTTAACCCATCAAAGGGACAGGGACTCTTGTAATTCTAGTTGTTTGGTTTCAGCAGATTAATAAGTTTAAAGAGCCGTATTTGATAGTAACTTACGTGGCTCTTTTTAATTCCCCATCGTAATAGTACCAATCTTCGACAAAAAACTTGCCTACAAACCTTTTATTTTTAGCGAGTTTTGCAGTCTCGAAACTGATAAGTTGTTCTGTCATGATATTCTAAATTTTTCAGGGGTTTCAACAAAACAGATTCCATCTATACTGTCCTCTTTCAACAAAGGTTCTAATGATTGTAGCAACTTTTGTGCTTCCAATACCTCTAAGTTCTTCAGAAGTTGGAGAAAAAGTACCTTGTCAGAGGTATGGTCTTTGTACTCTAAATTACAACCAGGATGACTGCATAGAGGAAATCTTTTATCTGCAATACAAGCATCCCCTAACCTTCCACCATAGTTATCAGCGCAGAAGCTTATGTGTTTGGGTCCCAGCATAAAAGGATGAGGCTTATGATTCACATTCTTGATGGATTTTACTGTAAAGTTTCCATCCAACTTTTCTTGAATTTGTTCTTGGATTGTCATGTTGTTTCTGGGGTTTCGTCAAGAGATATAAGACCAGATAGATATAGCTTCTCTGCTTGTTCTTCAATAAAGCGTTTCCACTTACCTTTAGGAATAACAAAGCTGTGAGTACCTCCTCCTATAAGTTTGTACTGTGACTTCGTTACTTCTACGGTAAAGAAACCAGGTGTCAAAGTATGATTGGGATTTTCAAATTGCTTGAAGCAATCGTCGAGAAAACGTAACCAAGTATGGATATCTATCTCTGCTTTCAAAAGAACTTCTGGAGTCCATCGTGCAACCTTACTAAAGATTACTTCCATTTTAAGTTCCTTTTCTCCCATTTTTGGGGCTATAGAAAATAGTTCTGCTGCTACCATCATCTGAGATTTTCAAGTCCGTTCCCATCTTCATCTATCCACTTCTCTTTCAGATAGTAGTCATAAGCTTCAGGGTGTAATGTAAGTTCTTGCTTCTCTACCATCTCAATAAAGTTGAAACTGCTAGAGGGCATTATAGCCCCCCAAGAAGGCCAAGGAGTGAAGGCTAAAGCATGATTCTGCAATACAAAACCTTCGTTATTCTCCATACGTTTTGCCCATGGGGTTTCAGAGAAATCTTCGTTATCGAAAAGACGGATTTTAGCCATAGGCATACTTTCTAAGGACTGTTCAGAAGTTCCTTTTACGTATTTCATATTATTTCTGGATACCCGGAGCCAGTACGGTTAAAAAGTCCCAAGACGAGGAATCGAACCCCGGACGTACCGGTACTGTAGAAACAGTGTTGGCAGCATCTACCACTCATGCTATCTTGGGGAATACACGGGCATATAGAAGGTTCATGTCGTACCCTCCTAAAGACTTGACTTGCCTATTAGTCTCAGGTTTTAAAACCCTATACCCCCGTGTATTGTTTTGTGCCGCGGGGTGGATTCGAACCACCGACCTCTCATGGCCATGAGCGCTCTATCCAGCTGAGCTACCTTGGCGGATAAGTACAAAGCGGTGGCCAGCCGGCTCCTTCCACGTACTATTAGCACGTTCCCAGTTAAGCATGTGGGATTCGCCTCCTAAGTCTCGAAACTGATTAGTTGTTCTGTCATTTGATAAGGTTTAGAGCTTTAACTAAAGCTACTTCTAAGGCTTCTTCATAAGTAGGTAAATTAGAAGTAGAATGGTTTTTATTTTTGTAGAAAAAAGCACTTTGGTACTCGTGAGGAACTAAGTTCATCTGTCTTACTACAATGTGAAGTTTGTAATTTTCTCTTAACCATTTATGTAGTGAGGTTTGAGTAGGTGCCCATATATCACAGGTAAGAGGATCTTTGGTTAATTTTCCTTTATAGGAATCTAGCTGATGTTCAGCATACCTACAGATATACGCTTGTGTTTTTTGTCCTGGTTTAGGTAAAAATCCTTTTTTCTCAGCGAGCTTCGCAGTCTCCAGACTAATAAGTTGGTCTGTCATTACTTAAAGCGGGTTTCGTTACAAAATTGACAAGTTACTTGAGTTTCACTGGAGTACTTTCCGCCACTAGAAATAAAATAGTGATCACAAGGTTCGTCTAAGTTTACGTACCCTTTTGGAAAGTAATGCATTTTAGACTCGTCCCACTCTTTGTCATGGTACTCAAAGCAGAACTTGGGACCAAATAACTCGAAAGCTTTTTTACGTCCTTCTGTTTTATTAGTAGCTTCGAACACTGCTACTGTATCCTTGTCCAGGGTTTTGTCTTTTACTTTGTGTCTGTGTTCTTGACCAAAGGTTATATAAGTTTTAGGCATAGGTTTAAACGTCTGTATATCCTTCAGACAAAAGTTTTTCAAGTTCTACAATTTCTCGTTTAATAAATTTGATTCGAAAGTTTGTACCATCTAAAGATGCATGAAAAGGACCTTGTAAAAATCCTATACCAGTTACATAATTTTGATAATACCCTCTTCGTGTAAATAAGTCAAAGACATTAGGATGTCCTAACAATGCAGCTATACCACAAATTCCGTGAGAAGGATTTATTGATAAAGCTTTTGTAGCTTTATAGTACTTTAAAACTTTTTTGTACACTGTAATAAGTTCTTTTATCTTTATGATTAAAAATTTAAGATTACTACTACACCATTTCCACTACGTTTAATCATAATAGAATTGTACATTCCTTCGATTTCTTTGAAAAATTCCAGGTCTTTGTCTACAAGTACAAAAGCATTGATCTTGATGCAGTTTTCTTGGTTACGAATTGAAGCTCCTTGTAGATAAAACTTCTTTACTTTTTGTAAAACTTTTTCTTGTAGCGTAAGTTCTGGACGCTGTTTGTTCTTTTGCATTTTTGTTACATTTTAAGATTAAAAAAAAAGACAGACTATATACCGTCTGTCAGGGTCGTACGTCTTTCCGTTCTTGTCAACTTGTATAAAACAAGATTTATAAAATTGAAACTTACCTCATTTCATTGTACTTCTTACTTTAATTTTTTCGAACCAGAACAGCATATCGTCACCTTTTACCGTTATTGTTTGCGTTCACTTGAACGTGTAAGTTTCAATTTTATTAGTCTATTGCGTCATCCCAACGCAGAGAAGTTCATAAACTTCTTGAAGTAACGTGGACCTGGAGGAAATCGAATCCTCGTCCAAACATTTTGACAATAATACCATTTTTACAAGCTTAGTACTGAGTTATCTCTGCACCGTAATTTGATCTGCTTACTTAGATGTTTCAGTTCAGCTAATCAGTAAGGGACGGACCGGTTATTTTCTTCTTTTCCTTCGCCAGTACTAAGAAGTCGGTTCGAACTCCACCACACCTTCTTTTAAGAGAAAGGTGAAACTCTTTTTGTACTTTCTGTTCAAAGGTCGTACACCCGTCTACTCACGCAGCAGCTTGAAGCTGGCGAGAAGTAGAATGAGAAACTGTTAAGTTGCCTCTTAAATTGTGAAAGATTCTTTGACTTCTTTCAAGTCTGCTTGTGATATTACCTCTCAATGCTGTCAAAACCTGGCAGGCCCATAGCAGCTTTTGAGGACTCGAACCTCTAAAACAATTTTCAAAGATATCATCCATACTTTAATTTCAAAAAATTTGTAAGCGTTCTCCTCGAGAACTAAGCTATCTGTTGTTCTGAAAATTAATTCCGAAGAATCTGTATGTTTTCTCTTCTTTACTAAAGTTTTTTCCAAAAAGCTATTTGCCACTGAGTCTAAGATTCCGCCTCTTACCGCTCAGTTCATCCATTTGTTTACAGTGGAACTTCTGCTTGTACAAGATCATCTGCGTCTCCAGGAAACAGTAGTACACAACCATTTTACTTCTTGAGAACATTTCTGAGCACTAAAAAGTGGGTAAGGAGTTATATACCAACTGTTTAAGTGAAACAAAAGTTTAACTTCAACTAAATCTCCTCTTCTTACTTCTCTTATCAATATTCCAATAAAAGCAATAGGATACAGTATACAACATAAAATTGCTAACAAAATATTCTCGTACATCCTTACTTTAATAGAGGGTTTATACGAAGAAAACATTACTGTTAACATTGTACCGAAGTACAAACCAAATAATAAATAGATTATTAAGTTCATGAGTTGGAAGTGGTGTTTGGTTCTACAAGTTCTAAATTTTCTTTTACATACTGTTCAGCTACTAGCCATTTATCAGCATGATTTACAGGATTTCTAGCTATTTTATCTCCTAGTTTGGGAGAGCCATTTCTTCTATCTTCTTCAGAAACAGAAACTCCAGTCATATCAACTTCAGGAGACCAATCAGCTAATTCACTAAAACCTTTTCTTCGATATTTTTTAAAGATCATAATTTTATCCGGGTAACAGAGCCGGTGTGTTTTTAGTTTGTGGAGAGGGCAGGATTCGAACCTACAATTTACCTATTTTAGAAATAAAGTATCGTTACCATTTCGCCACCTCTCCAATATTTAAAGAACTATTTTCATAAGATTAGTTCTATGATGTACAAGAATATGGTTAAAACAATAAGAAGAGAAAAGCAAGTAGAAATATACCCAACAGTATACAACTTGGCTTGAAATAAAGGAAGATCTGTTAACTGAACCTTTTTTTGAATTTTCCAAAGTACATAAGGCCAGACTAAAATCTGGAAAAAAGGATGAATGTGAATGTATTCATGAGTAAAATAACTCATGTTATACAAAGTACTTAATCCGGAACCAATCCAGAAAAAAGCTAAAGAAAGTAAAATTAAAGTCATGTGGTAGAATTTAAAGGTGATTGATTTTTGTGAGTAAAAAGTTTACAGTTGGATATCCAAACTGGATCAAAGTCCATAGGCCAATTAGCCCAGCCATTTTTAACTCCATGGCTATTGAGTTCTAATAAAGGAATAGGTTCTTCTGATTCGTCTCTAGTTAAAACTAATCTTTTTCCCCGAAGATAATGAAGCATGAGATTCATTCTCATTTCTTCTGGAACAAAAGTACAACAAGAGTGTGCAGAACCAGGAACATTTCTTCGAAATTTGCAGTCGTAGCAGTTTGACATAGGGTTTATTTTTTAGTTTGTTGTTTAACGCAAATAATCGGAGAGTTATGTGCCATTTTAAGACACATTCAACTTAACAGGTGGTTGAGAATTTATCCGAACATACATCTTGTTGTATTTTTCAATTTCTTGTGGTGTAAGTTCTCGACTTGTTTCTTTAGGAAACAAAACATTGAAAAACCCAAAACCAGTAGTCCACATTCCTACCCAGTGTTTTTCTGTTTCACCTGTTGCTGAAAACAAGTCGTATTCTTCTCGACTTAAATCTCCAAGTTGGTGAAATGCTTTAGTTCCCATTAAGTATTTTGGTTCAATTTTAACCATCTTACTTATTTCTGCTTTTTGTTCTTGTGTATTCATTTTATTTAAGATTTGTAAAGAAAAGGCTTATAAAAGCACATGGGTTATTTAGTTTGTTTGTTAACGTACATGTCATCCATTATTTGCAATACTGATTTTTCTGTCATAGATTGATAATTTTTGATTTTAGTTTTTCAATTTGCTCAATGTGTTTCTGTGTTTGACAATTAAATGATTTTATCTTTGCTTCATGCCTCTCTATGGATTTATTAATCGCATCACTTAAATTGAGATAGTAATTAATACCATCTACATATATTGTATGAGAGGTATTAATTAACTTATCTGAGAAGAAGCGTACCCCATAACCGTTTCTTAACTTTACAAGAATCACATTATCTTCCCTCTCAATACATTGTATCTCTTTTGTCACATAGTCCTCCTTATTGTCGAATATCATATAGACAAAGTCGGATAATGTCAAATTATTTGCGTTTTTCTTTGGTGTCATTGGTTTTATTTTACTTATTACTAATACTTTTTAATATAGTCGTTGTGTTTGCCATTTTCCTGAATTCGGGAAGATGGTTTAAATAGACGCAATGTTGTGCGTGTAGAGGAGAGTTATGCCTCATTTTGGACAGCCGACAAATCCGACAGCTTATAAGTGAAGCTAACCCATTTAATACCTTCTTCAAATGCTCTTTCCGTGCTGTACCAAACAACCGCCTCTGCTCTTTCAGGTTGCAAATAAAGCCCGTTGTGTGGCATTTCAATTGCTACAATGATGCCAATACCATGTTCTGTTTTTACTTCCTGCCCGATAAAAAAACGAGGCATAACAGCAGTTTGGCGCAAGCTGCGAGTGTAGTCTGATAATTTAGTTTCGTGTTCCATATTTTATTTTGTTGTTAAGTGAAAAATTGTGTTCCAAAATCGCAGCCTTCGCCAAGCTGCCAAACGTTATAGGTAATAAAATTTACTACTGTTCACGTTCCAATTTCTCATTTATAGCTTCGACAATCCATCTACCAAATTCATCTTGAAAACTTGCTGCTGCATCTAAGTCAATGCTTTTA